TGATTATGTTACTACAAAAGGTAAAGAATCAAATGGTGCAAATAGTTTTTCAATGGTAGATAATATTGGTGGATTTTCTAATATAACCGTTACATTAGATACAGCAGCCGTAGGTGGTGCAGACCAAGAAACAACCGAATCAATACGATTCAATGCACCTCTAACATTTATATCACAAAACAGAGCTGTGACTGCTGATGATTACTCAGCAATTATTAAAAAGGAATTTAGTAATATTGATTCCATATCAACATGGGGTGGTGAAGATAATGATCCACCAGATTATGGTAAAGTTTATATTGCAATTAAACCTTTATTGGCAGAACAATTAACAACAGCTGAAAAAACAGATATTACTGGTGCGATATTAAAAGGAAAGAATGTTGTTTCCATTACACCAGAAATTGTAGATACTAATTATACTTATTTAGAATTAGATGTTGCATTTAAATATAATCCAAACTTAACAGATAGAAGTTCTGTTGAATTACAATCAGTTGTTCGAGATACAATTACAGATTATAATTTTAATAACTTAAATAAATTTGATGGTGTGTTTAGGCATTCTCAATTAACAAGAGCAATCGATAATTCTGATCCATCAATACTTAATACAATTGTACGACCAAGAATGTTTCAAAATATTACTCCATTAAATAATGCAGATAATAATTTTAGTCTTTCTTTTGTTGCTCCATTCTATCAAAGTGGTGATTCAACAACATTTATATTAAGTTCAACAGCATTTAAAATTAATAATGTAGATCATTTCTTTGGAGATGTTCCAATTTCTGGTTCAACAAATAGAACTGTGATTGTTTATAAGATAGTAAATAATATTAATGTCACTGAAATTGCAGATGCAGGTGTGATTGATGTATTAAAAGGAACAGTCACACTTAATAGTTTTAGACCAGATACAACTGATGCAATTAAAATAACAATATTACCTAATTCATTAGACTTAGCTCCAAAACGTGATCAATTAATTTCAATAAATAATAACAGTGTTGTGATAACACCAGAGATTGATACAATCGCAGTTGCTGGTTCAGCTGGAAGTATTACATATAATACCACATCAAGATTTAAACAATAATGGCTCATAAAACTACATTAACTCCAGGTGCGATTGAAGTCGAACACGGGAGTTTAGTCGAAACAAAAGAAGATATCCGTATTGATCAGTTAATACCTTCTGAAATATTAGAAGATAAAGCACAACTTACAAAATTTTTAGAAGCTTATTATACGTTCATGAATATGGACGAATTTATTTATCAAGAGACAGAAGTTTTTGATGAGGTTGTATTAAATAACCAAGCTCAATTTAGAATACCAGATCCAAATAACGATAATAATAGATTTTTTACAGATGAAACTGGAGCAGATTCAACGCTTGTATTAACAGCACCAGATGGTACAACAACTACAATTCCTTTAACAGATGTTAACGTTGCAATTACAAATGGTAATGAATTACCTGGTTCACTTTTAGAATCAACATCTGAGATTGGTAAAACATTTACAGTTAATGGTTTGAGTGGATATAATAATTATACTGCAAAATTAACTACAATTGTTAAATACTGGGTTGGTCCAGGACCTTCTTATGTAATGAATACAATTGAAAGTGCAATGGATATTGATCGTAATGCTCAAAATTATTTAGAGTTAATGCAAAAAGAAATTGCAGCAACAATTCCAAGAGACTTAACAGTAAATAAAAGAACATTATATAAACAAATTATTGACTTTTATAAATTACGTGGTTCAGCAGATAGTATTGAAATATTTTTTAAAATATTATTTAATGATGAAGTTGAAGTTGAATTTCCATATGATTCAGTATTAATACCGTCATCAGGAAATTGGGAAGCAAATCCTGCTCTTTCAAAAGGTGGACAATATTTAGATAATAAAGGATTCCTATCATATAATATTCGATTACAAGATAGTTTAAAATATCAAAAGTTTGCATATCTCATAAAAACAGGTAAAAATTTAGCCGATTGGGAACTTTCATATGATCGATTAGTACATCCAGCTGGGTTTATTTACTTTGCTGAAATATTAATCTTCTTACAATTAACAGGTGCTGTATTAACAGATGCTTTAACATTAAGTCGTATGCCAGGTGAGCAACCAGGTATTATAGGACCTGAAGATATTCCAGTTCTTGTTGAAATGTTTGTATCGATGTTCCTACCACAAACAACTGCAAAGATTCATCGAACAGGTACACTTTCTCTCGATTTAAAAAGTGGAGTTATTAATAGTGTAACAGTTACATCAGGAGGGAGTGGTTATACTAGCGTTCCAACAGTTACTTCAGTTGACAGTGGAACGCCAAGTGGCTATACAACTGCTACACTTACAGCCTCTCTTACCAATGGGTCGGTCTCTAGTATTGCAATAGGTAATGGTGGAAAGGATTATAATGTTCCAACAGTTACCATTGCTGCTCCATCAGCAATTACTTTTGATGGAAGTGATGATGAGGTATTAGGAACAGGTATTGTTAATATAGTTAATAATACAATTAAACTTACCACTGCACAACAAGAAGCTTTACCCGTAGGATCTGCCGTTACATATAGTTCAGGTGGAGGAACATCAATTGGTGGATTAGTGAGTGGTACTCAATATTTTATTAAAACATCTACTGGAGATAAAGTTTCTCTTTCAGCTACAAATGGTGGAGCAGAAATTGATATTACAGGTGTAGGATCAGGAACAAGTCATACATTTACTGGTGAAACTGCAACAGCAACAGCAACAAAATTAGACGGAGCATTAGAAGCAGTAAGTATTGCAGAGCCTGGATTTGGATATGCTTCAGCTCCAGCAGTATCATTTAGTGGTATTGATGTAAGTGGACAAACAGGAGTTGCTCCAGTAGTTACTATTGCAATTGATTCAAAAGGCAGATTAGATGAAGATAATATTACAATTGTAAGTGAAGGTTCTAATTGGTCAAATCTTTTTGGTCAAGTTGCGGCTAATCCAAATGCTGGTCAAATAGCCGAAGTAGAGGCAGTTGGATTTGCAGATAAAAATTATACAACTGCACCAAGTATTGTATTTCCAGAACCACAGGCAAAAGATGCATTAGGTAATCTCTTATCAAGTAATGTAACAGCAACAGCTGAATTTACATTGGATAGTGAGGGAGAAATAACTGGTGTTAATATTACCAATGCAGGTAATGGATATATTACTGATCCTCAAGTTCGAATAGGTTCAGCAGTTAATAATGAAATTCGAGTTGCAGACCAACAAGAAATATTAGATTTAAGTTTAAATCATAATGATGTTCCACAAATTATAACAGAAGTTAAGGTAAATCCAAGACAAACATCTGGATCAATTATGACTTCAACTGAAACAGCAGTTAAATTTCTACCAGAACATAGAGTTAAAGTGGTAAACTCAAATTTTAGAACCATTATAAATAATGGATATAAGCAAAGGAAAGGTCCAGAGAACTTCTTTACGAGTCCTAGACTTTATAATACTAACCAAACACTTGCGTTTTTAGGTTCAAATACCATTGAAACTATCAACTCAAATGATATAAATAAATATAACACAAGTACATTTGTACACATAGAATAAGCAGGAAAGCAGCATGGCAGCAATGGATCAAGTGTTTATGTATCTATAGGTAAATCAGACGTATGGTCATTAACGACATCTGATACAACAGATACAACACCATTTACTCCAGGTGATCATTTAGATGATCTCGGAGAAGCAAGAGCAAACCTCATTGGTATGAAAAAAATCATAGCAACTGATATTGCTCATGTTGTTCCAAGACATACTTGGACTTCTGGTAATTCATATTATGCATGGGATTCAGATGATTCATCAATCTTTGATAAAGCTTTCTATGTAATTACTTCAGAATTTAAGGTTTACAAGTGTATTAAAGCAGGTGGTGGTGCTTCAAGTATTCAACCAACTCAGACATTAACTGCTCCTACTGCTGAATCAGATGGTTATACATGGAAATATATGTTCACAACAGGTGTTGCAGATGCTGAAAAATTCTTAACGAATAGTTATATGCCTGTCAAAACAGTTTCACTCAGTGCAGATGCAACTGTTTCAGTTACAACATCTTCAAGCACAACAGTTACTCTTACAGAAACTGTACCAGAAATTAGTCTTGGTATGACAGTATCAGGTACAGAAATTTCAGGCACACCAACAGTGACAGCAATCAATGGTTCTGTTTTAACTTTATCAGCTGCACAAAGTATTGATATCACTGCTGATCCTCAATTAACATTTGCATATGCTGCAGATGCTGATGCAGAGGCACAGTTATCAGAAGCAGATTACGCTCAATATTTAAACCAAAAGGCTTCAAGAGATTCTTCCACAGCAGGTGGTATTGAAAGAATTGAAGTCACAGCAGGTGGAACAGGTTATACATCTGCTCCAACAGTTACTATCACAGGAGATGGTTCAGGAGCAACTGCTACTGCTACTGTTTCAGGTGGTGCAGTCACAGCAGTTACAGTAAATAATAAAGGAACAAATTATAGAGTAGTAGATCTTACCTTCTCAGGTGGCGGTGGTTCAGACGCAGCTGCAAGAGCAGTCCTTGCTCCAAAAGGTGGTCATGGTGTTGACCCAGTATCAGAACTTGGTGGATTCTTTATCTCATTAAATACTAAATTAGATGGTAATGATGGTGGAGATTTAACAGTTGGTAATGACTTCAGACAAATTATGCTCTTAAACAAACCAAGAGTATATAATGCAACTCCTCTTGCAGGATTAGTCGCAACTGCAGATACTTTAAAAGCTACAAACTATGTAGAAATAGATACAGGAAATACAACTCATAACGCAACTGATTTTTCAGTTGATGAGTTAATTGTAGGTCAGACATCTGGTGCTCAAGCATATGTCGTTGAAAAAGATACAGTAAATGACTATTTAAGATATCATCAAAATGATAAAACAGGTTATACTGCTTTTACCGATGCCGAAGATATTGTTGGTCAAACAAGTGCTAAAACAGCAACTTTAGATACTCCAGCAGTTGGTAATCCAGAGGTTGATCGATCATCTGGTGAAGTATTATTCTTAGAAAATAGAGATCCAATTAGTAGAACAACAACACAGATTGAAGATATTAAAGTAATTATAGAATTCTAATATAAATAATATTAGGAAGAGAGATTTATGGCAACAACAGTAGTAAAAAATTATAGCATTGCACCTTATTATGATGACTTTGATGAAACAAAGAATTATCATAGGATCTTATTTAGACCAGGTTATGCTGTTCAAGCAAGAGAGTTAACACAATTACAAACAGCACTTCAAGCTCAAATTGATCGTTATGGTCAATTCGCTTTTAAAGATGGTTCAAGAGTTGTAAATGGTAAAGTTACTTTAAATGTTGAATATGATTTTGTAAAAATAGAATCATCATTTACTCACTCAACTCAAGGCTCCTTAAATGCTGATAACTACTTAGATGAATTTGTAGGTACAACAATTACAGGAGCAACAAGTGGTATTACAGCTGTTGTTCAACAAGCTGTCGCTGCTGCAGGTTCAGATCCTGCTACATTATATGTTAAATATACTAATTCAGGTACTGATAATGAAACATCAGTTTTTACTCAAGCTGAAGAATTTACTTCAAATGGAAGTACAGTAAGATATGGTAAAGTTAAACCAACTGCCGATACACCAACAGGATATGGTTCATCAGTAAATATCGAAGAAGGAGTTTATTTTATTGCGGGTACATTTGTTTATGTTCCAGCAGGTTCATTAATTTTAGACAAATATACAAACACACCTAATTATATAATTGGTTTAAAAGTTACAGAAAACACAGTTGATAATACAACTGATTCATCTCTTTTAGATAATGCTCAAGGTGTTCCAAATACAGCAGCACCAGGTGCAGTACGATATCAAATATCTACTCAATTAATTAAAGAGCCTTTAGCATTAGCATCAAGAACAGAAAATGATTATATTACTCTTATTGTTATTGAAGATGGTAAATCTGCTGTTGATAAAACAGATAAAACTGGTGATACAGAATTAACAGAAAGATTAGCAAGAAGAACCTTTGAAGAATCTGGCGATTATGTTGTAGAACCTTTCCAAATAAATCCAAGAGAATATCTTAACACTGGATCAAATTTTGGATTTAAAACAACTGCAGAAATTATTGCAGATGGTGATGCTGCAAATACAAGTGCAGCAACTACATTTGGTGATGATCGATTAAGTATAGGTATTGATCCATCAGTTGCTTATGTTAAAGGATTTAGAGTTCAAAACAATACAACAAAAAATTTAACAGTAGTTAAACCAAGAGGAGCAGATGCTACTAATAATGTAAATGTGGCAACAACAAGTATACCAGTAGGTAACTATGTTAAACTAACAGAGTCAACTGTAAAGGGTATGCCAGATGTAAATGAATTTGCAACATTAAATTTACATAATGCAACTGCACAAGGTGGTTCAGTTGTTGGTACTGCAAGAGCAAGAGCATTAGAATATGTAGGAACAGAATTAAGACTTTATCTCTTTGATATTAATATGACATCAGGTACATTTAGTGCAGTTCGAAGTGTTGATCAAACGGGAACAACTCAAAACTTTGTTGGTGATTTGGCTTCTGTAGGTAATTTATTTGATGTTGGTAATAATGGATTAGTATTTAAACTTCCTTATTCAGCAGTAAAAACATTATATACTGCTAATAATCCATCAGTTGTGGATACTGTTTATGTGGTAAAACAATTATTTGAAACATCAGGTTCAACAATTTCAATTGCTTCTGGTCAAGGTACATTTATTAACACATCATCAATTACTGCTTCATTAGGACCAGGTTTAATTGATTCAACACCTACAATATCATCAGGTAGTGATGGTTCTACTTCATTAACATTTAGTGATGTAAGTGGTGTAACACCAGGTTCTACTACATTAAAGGTTATGGCAGATGTCCAGAAAAACCTTTTACATAAAACAAAAACAAGAAACGATAATTCAACTGTCACAGGAGCTTTATCAGGCGGTTCGTTAAGTTTAGGTAAAGCAGATATTATAAGAATAGTTTCAGTTACTGATGCACAATCAACTGACATTACAGAACGATTTACTTTGGACAATGGCCAAAGAGATAATTTTTATGATATAGGTAAAGTAAATTTAAAACCTGGATTCTCTACTCCTTCTGGTAATATTACAGTTACATTTGATTTTTATTCGCATGGATCAGGAGATTATTTTACAGTGGATTCATATCCTACTGCAGATTATAATACCATTCCATCATTTAATAGTCAACAAGGAACATTACAATTAAGAGATTGTTTAGATTTTAGACCAAGAAAAGATGATGCTGGTACACAATTTACAGGATCAGGAGGATCACATCCTCAACCACCTAAACCAGGACATGCTGCACTTGCAGAAGTTACTCACTATATGCCAAGAATTGATAAGGTATATATTACAAGACAAGGTGAATTTAAAACAGAAATTGGTGTACCAAGTTTAACACCTAAGGCTCCTGAAACACCAGAAGATGCAATGGCAATTTATAATTTAAAACTTGCTCCTTATGTATTTTCATTGGACGGAGTCATACCTGAGCTGATTGATAATAAACGATATACAATGAAAGATATCGGTAGCTTAGATAAAAGAATTAAAAACTTAGAATACTATACATCATTATCTTTATTAGAGCAAAGTGCAGCTGATGTTGAATTATTTGATGGTAGTGGATTTTCAAGATTAAAGAATGGATTTATCGTAGATGGATTTAGAGGACATAATGTTGCTGATACAGGTAATGTTGATTATTCAGCTTCTATTGATAAAAACGCAGGTATATTAAGACCTAAGTTTGATGAGCGTAATGTTAACCTTGTAAGAAAAGCAAGTGATTCAGGTACAGCAGTTAAAAATGGTTCAATTGTAACCATGCCACATACAGAAACAAATTATATTAATCAACCATACGCATCATTTGCATCAAATGTAAATCCATATAATGTATTTTCTTGGGCAGGTTCATTAGAGCTTTCGCCTGAAGGTGATGAATGGAAAGAAACAGATGTAAGACCTAATGTTATTATTGATGATTCTTCAGCATACGAGCAATTTGCTAAATTAACAGAAGAAACAGGTATCTTAGGAACAGTTTGGAACGAATGGGAAACAAACTGGACTGGTGTAGAAGTTGATGTTGATACCACAACAACAGGTGGTGGTACAAGAGCAAGACAAGGTGGATTCTTTGATAGAGAATTACTTGAATGGTTTGACTTTGCACAAATTGAAAATATTCCAGGTCAGACATCGACCATTACATCAACTACTACTACTCAAAATCAATCAAGATCAGGATTAAGAACCGACCTTGCATTTGATACTGTTCAAAGAACAGATGGTAAAAGAGTTGTTGAAGTTAATTTTGTACCATTTATGAGATCAAGAAAGATCTTCTTTAAAGGCCAGTTAATGAAGCCAGGTACAAAAGTTTATGCCTTCTTTGATGGTGTAAATGTTACTGACTTCTGTGCTGAAGAAAGCTTTACAGAATTCTCAGATCGTTCACAAGTTGATACCTTTGAAGGAACAACAGTTCATCCATCAAACGGTGATTTAATTACAGATGCTTCTGGAATTGTTGAAGGTTCATTTATTATTCCAAGAAATTCAGCTCTTAAATTCCAAACAGGAGTACGTGAATTTAGACTTACAGATAGTTCAATAAATGATAAAGATGCTGAAACAACATATGCAGAAGCTCAATATCACGCACAAGGATTACTTGAATCAGTAGAAAGTAGAGTTGTATCTACAAAGGTTCCAAGATTAGTACAATCAGAATTAAACGAAGATAGAACTATTATTGATACACAAGTAAGTGAAACCACAACATGGGTTGATCCAGTTGCAGAAACAATCCTTATTGATAAGGCTGGTGGTATCTTTGCTAAATCAGTCGACTTATATTTTAAAACAAAAGCTGCAGCAATACCAGTACGAGTAACAATAAGAACAACTCAAAATGGTACACCTACACAAAGAATTGTACCAGGTGCTGATAAAATTTTATACCCAGCATCAATTAATACATCAGCTAATGCTGCAACTGCAACTAACTTTGCATTTGATTATCCAGTTTATTTAGCACAAGATACAGAATATGCAATAGTGATTACATCTCAATCTGATGATTATGAAGTATATGTTGCTGAAATGGGTGGATTTGATTTAACAAATACATCTGAAAGAATTACAAAACAACCATATAATGGTGTATTCTTTAGTTCACAAAATGCTTCAACATGGACTCCAGAGCAAAGTAAAGATCTTAAATTTAAATTAAATAGAGCTTCATTTACTGGTTCATCATCAGAAATTACTCTTGTTAATGATATATTACCTCCACGTAAGCTTGTAGGTAATCCATTATCGACTACAAATAGTTCTGGTGTAATAAGAGTTACACATAAAAATCATGGTATGCATGATGCTGCATCACAAGTTACAATTGCGGGTGCAGTTGATACAAATGGAATTAGTGCAGCTAATATTAATGGTACATATACCATTGCAAATATCGAACATGATTCTTATGAAATTACAGCTCAAAATTCAGACACAGCCTCAGCAACTGGAGCTGGTGGTGGTTCAGCAGTAACTGCAACAGAGAATCGACACATTGATGTGATGCATCCAGTAATACAAAATTTACAAATACCTGGAACAACTGTTAGATTCTTTGCAACAATTTATAGTTCACAAAGTATTGATGGCTCAGAAGCAGCTCATCAACCATCAAATGAATTTGAAATATTACCAAATAAAAACTTTATTTTTGATGCTCCTAAATTAATAGGTTCCGGCATACAAGAATCATCTAATATGAGTAATAACAAATCACTTGCAATACGATGTGTATTAAGTACAACCAATGAAGCATTATCGCCAGTGATTGATATGAACAGAGCTTCAGTACATACAATTCAAAATATTGTTAATAGTGCTGAGGATAATCAAAGTGATTATTCAAATTATGTTGCAGAAACATCAGCAACGGGTGGATCAGAATTAACACGATATATAACTAAAAAGGTTGAATTAAATGAAGAGGCTGATATTATAACAGTATTCATGAATGTGAATCGACCAGCATCTTCTAATGTTGATTTATATTATAGAGTTTTAGAAGGTGGTTCCTCATTAGATATTACTGATGTAGATTTTATAGAAGCAACACCAGCTGAATCAATACCTGTTAATGAAAGATCATTTGCAGAAGTAAGATATGATATAGATCCAACTGGTAGTTTTGGTAGTGTACAATTTAAGATAGTGTTAAGATCATCAGTATCATCAACACCACCAAAAATTAGAGACTTTAGAGCAATTTGTGCTACATAGGATGTATTATGGCAAAGAATAAAAAAATAAACGAACTTCCAGATTACGAAAAAGATACAAATACACATGCTGTTATAAATACTAATACAACAGCATTTTCAAATCGAAGAGATCAACTTGCAAAATTGCAAGAAAAAGATGCTGAAATGGAAGCAATGAAAAATGATATTGCAGAAATTAAAAAACTATTAACAGGATTGAGTAAGAAATAATGCCAGCAAATAACGAAACAAGAACACTTAAATCAAATACCCTTGAACAATTTCGTCAGAAGTCAAATGAGGTATCACTTCATTTAGGAGATAATGCTCTTATTGATTCACGAATACTTGATAAAACAGTATCATATACAGCAGTTGCAAGTCAAACACTTTTTACAGGTTCAGGGTTAAGGTTTGCAGGGTTAAGGTTTGAATTAAAACCTGAAGAAACTCTTGATGATGTTGTTGCAGGTGAATCATTTAGTGTTGGTGTATTACAAGTATTTAAAGATGGTACAGAATTAAGTCAAGGCTTAACAGCAAATGACTTTAAGGTACCAAACTTTGTAGGATCTATTACATTAAGTAATATATCAAGTGCTGCAGATGTAGATGAATTTGTTGAAGATGCAGTCATATATCAAGGTTCATCTCTTGCAAGTGCAACATGGCAAGGTACAGTTTTAGATTGTACAACAACTCTTTTACGATTAAAAACAAGAACGGGAACATTCTCTGCTTCTACATTAATTAAAGTTAATGGTGGAACAGATACGATTGTTGGAGCGAATCACGGCGATATTAATGCCACCGATTCAGCTTATGGTGTAATGATTGAATTAAATACAGCTGCTTCAGTTGGAGAAGTTATTAAAGTTGTTTCAACAAATGTAATTGATGCTGTTAACGAAGTCCAAGATGATATTGGTGATATTACAACATTGGCTGCAGGTATACCATCAAAGGCAGATGTTGTTGATGCAATTAATTCATTTAAAGGTGAAGTTGGTAATGCAGTTGATTTAAATACTACAGCACAAGTAGTAGTTACTGCAATTAATGAACACGAAACAGACATAGGTGATATGTCACTTACAACAACTGCAACTGATTTAACAGATGCAATTAACGAACACGATGCAGAACTTGGAACAATTTCAGCTGGTGCATTTGGAACAACAGCGTCAACAGTATCTACTGCAATTGCAGAATTACATACTGATGTCGATGCAAGATTATTCTTAACTAAAGGATCACAGCAAACACTAGATTCAGATATTACATTTACAAATGGAAACACTTTGGTATTTCCT